AATACCGTTGATTGCCTCCTGACCCTTCTCTATGAGGGAATAGAGGTTTGCACGACTATACTCATAGTCTTTCTCAATATCTACATCTTTTGATTTAACAACCTCTGGCTTGGGAATTGGTTTCGATTCAACAATATCACTCGTCGTATTGAGTGCTTCGTCGATAGGGTCATAACTATTATTCATAATAATCAAATATCTTGTTGTCTGGTTGGGCTATAATCCTTAGAATCACCTAAAAATTCCCAACTTTCAGTGAATCCAAAATCATCTCCAGGTTCTGCATCGATTGGATCTGGTGTTGCTACATATCTCATTTCACGTTTTGCAGTTTGAGTATTTGTATCTGCATACATATCAACCTGTACCTTACGAATAAGACCTTCTGTGCTTTCTGCAATTGGACCAAACAGATATGTTTTTGCAGTAAATCTCAATGTATAGATAAGTGCTCTTCTTGTTTGGAATGATCCTTCATAATCATCCTGAAAATCAATACTATCAAGTATAATTGGAATATCTCTTTTTTCTCCAATAGAATTTACCAAATCAACAGTTAAGTTGAATGATGGTTGAAAGAATGGAAGTATTTGTTCAATAATCTGAAGTGCGTCATCATTTAATTTTGAAAAGATATTAAGTTCAAATCCAATATTATATGGTACTGGCATGAAAACTTTTTTTGTGTTTCCAGAAGTATCATTAACCTTAAATGTTTGAGTTACACCAGTTTTTCTTGTAGGGTCATATTGTATAGAAGTCATTTCAAATGACATTCTGGGAAGAGTAATAGCAATTGATTTTGATAATTGTTCTTGCTCTTGAATTTTTGTCAAAAACTTTTGCATTGGTCCATAAGAAAGACCAACTTTAGTTTCATCCAAAATACTACCATCACTTTTCGTGTGACGAATTATAACATTATTGAATAATGTACCAAAACTAATAATAGTTTTTCTTATAATTTCGTGATAAAAATAAGTTCCTAACATTAATAATTACCAAAAGGATTTGACTCTGTAAAATCTAATATGCCATCAGCTTCTGTTTCAATCACTTCATTGACATCATATGGATTGTCATAACTCTCATCATCATAATTTTTGACAACATATCTGGCAGAAGAGATTGACCCGACGATTACTTCGCCAGTGTAAAACTTACCAGTATTTAGTGATACTCTAAGATTGGTAACAGGGGCAATGCCTGGAGTTACTGAAACTGTAGTTCTAAAGTCTCTAACTCTTCCTGTTGTACCGGAAGATTGACCAGTTACTAACTCATTATAAACAAATGTACCAAAACCAATGGTAGAGAATCCTGCAATATTGATAGATGGTGCTCCCGAATATCCCGCACCAGGTCTGGTTAAATTAATTGCATTAAGTTTACCATCACTGGAAATACTTGCAACACCAATTGCAGTTGTTCCACCAGAACCGACAGATCCAACGATTGTTACGGCAGGTGGAACTGAATATCCCAGTCCTTCATTATCAATTCGAATGCGATTAATATTGAACTCTGTTGTTTGATTTATGGAGCAAGTGGCAGCTGCTCCTGATCCTCCCCCACCAGAGATTGTTATTGTTGGGGCAACTGTATATCCAATACCAGAATTAGTAACATCAATTCTTTCTACGGATTGAACATTTCCAATACTGGTTGTAATAGCAACTGCGGTAGCTGTAACTCCTGTTTCTGACCCTGGTGCCGAAAATGTTACGGTCGGTACAGATGTATATCCAAAACCATCATTATTTAAGAATACTTGCGAAACACCTCCCCTTGCCATGATAGGAGTTACGGTAGCAGTTATGGCAGTACCTACAAGAGTGAGTGACGTAATATATCCTTCATCTTCTACAGTATTATCAACTTCATCAATTGCAGTATCAATAAGCTCATTTTCATATTCATAAAGTTCGCAACTCAATTCATAAGTATAACTTGATCCCAATTGATAAAATGGTTTTTCATGCTCAACTCTCTTAATTTCAAATAATCTTTCACCAAGTGGAAAATAAATTAAATCTCCTTCTTTAGGTCTTGTAATTAAGTCTGCGAAATCATATTCAGTAATTTGACCTTCTCTAATTCCAGCACTAATTCCCTCCAAAAATGGTGCAATAAATTCTTCATACCTTTCTCTGGATATTGTCAAACTTATTTCATTTTTTAACCTCAAACCAAACTTGGTCATAATATCACTATCTGGAGCATATCCATCATAATTATTAATATATGCTTCTATTGCAAAAACATCATCAAACTTTGATGATTGAATTTCACGAATAATATCATCGGTCTTAAATATTTTTCTTGGCAAATAATAAATTTCAATTCCGAACGTTCGTAAATGCTCATTGATCAAATCCTGAACAAGAAATTGTTCATTCGGAGATCCTTGTAGAAAAAATGGATTTAATGTCATGAGTATTATCCAATCAGGTCCATGGGTGGTAGTTCATAATCTGACGACATTCTTTGTCTTATCTCATCCAACTCTCTTTGACCATCATCATATATCTGCCTACCGTTAAGTTCTATTCCACCAGGAAGTTTCACTCCTTGAAATTTGATTAAGTTTTGTCCCCACTGCCTTTTGATTGCAGCAGTTAAATATCTTTTGACAAAACTATCATTGAAAATTTTTGAATAGTTTTCTGGGTCTAGTGCCCTATAGCATTCTATAACTAAGTAATTGCCTGCAGTTTGCGATTTCCAATCAATATCAAGATATAGTCTATTTTGTCTTTGATTAAATCTGACTTGCTTATCAGTTGTCAATAACATATCAATGTCTTCAAGATAAGTCTTAGTCATTGCATATTGCAACAATTCGACAGAGTTGAAATAATATAAATCATTCAAGAATAACTGATATTTGATACTAAACATTCCTCCAGAAATACTGCTAGTATCAAACTTAAATATTTTTTCAATACCAATTACAGAATCAGGAACTTGAATAAAGTTTGATGTTTCATAAAAATTAGAAGTTATTGTACCCAAACCAGCAATGTTTGTTGATGTTCCTGTTGTAGTTACAATTCCAACACCAGTTGTAGTTACACCAACCGTACCACCTTCAGAACCTCTTCCCCTATCAATATCTTCTTGAGAAATTTTATACTTTAAATATGTTTTTTCTACACCATCAAAATGTCTTTCATTAAAATATTGAATGGTATCATCTAGTAAATCATCAACCTGCTCATCTGCTACATTAATTTCAAGAACAGGTGCACCAAGTTGTCTCAGACAATAATCTTTTAGTTCTTCTCTTGTAGTTGGTTTTGCCATTAGAATTCTCCTCCATCAATAAGTTCAGCTTCAAGTGTTCCTGCCACAAAAACATCAGTTTGGAACGTTGATATTCCTGCAAATGTTGATAATCCAGTTACTATCAGTTTTGCTGCGGTAGCAATACCAGTTACGTTCCAATTTCTAGCTTGTGCTTCATCATAGACAATATCATCTGCGACATAGAGATCACCACCAACATAAAGATCTCCACCAGTTGTTGTTATTCCACCAGATGATGCTAATGTAGTGACACCAACGACTTTTAAAGTTTCATTAATAATTGTCGATCTTAAATCTGTATCACCATCTACATCAAGTAAAGTTGCTATCGTGGCAATACCAGTTATGTTCCAATTTCTGGCTTGTGCTTCATCATAGACAATATCATCTGCAACATAAAGATCACCACCAACATACAAGTCACCTCCAGTGGTTGTTATTCCACCAGATGATGCGAGAGTAGATATTCCACTGATATTGAGTTGTTGAGCAGATAAAGGACCCGAAATTCTTATTGATGGAGTATCAATACCATTAGAAGAACTAAGTGTTATTCCGGTGCCAATATTTACAATATCATTATTTCCATCTATTACAACACTTGTTGTACCAAAAGTAGCAGTTCCTGCAACGTTAAGTTGTTCACCTATATAAACGTTTTTTCCAATTCCAAGACCACCACCAACAACAACTGCTCCAGTTGTTTTGGAATTCGATTGTGTAGTATTTGAAAATGATGTTATGCCAGTAAAATTAAAAGTTGACGAATCAACGGTATCCGTCATGAAGAATGTTTCTGTAGAAACATCCCAAACTAAAATTACACCATCCTTTGTTTTTAAGGATGAGTTTACATCAGTTAAATTAACTAATCGTGTTGGTGGTGCAGAAGCATTGGATAATACACGGATTACATTCTGAGAACCAATTCTATCGTTAATATTAGGCATTACCTGGTGACTCCCCCTCGGACTAGTACTGCACCTTCTACAGCTTTATATTCCCTGCCAGCATTTGTAATTTTTACGTCAAAAACATATCTGCCAGGTTTTAAACTAACAGATTGTGAACCAGTTAAGGAAATTGAAATAATTCCCAGTTCTGGACTAGTTATTGTAGATCCAAGTGATACTGCTGTAGTTGCACCATAATGTTTTCTCATCTGTGCACTTGTTGATGCATCAGATAAGTCCAAATTAGAATTTGTTCTGGTATCCTCTAATTGAAAAGATGTATCGAAATCAAATCCTTGTTCAATCACAATATTGGATACATAAACAGCCATTATTTTATGATGCTAATATACCTCTAGCTATTTATATTATTTGTATAGGCTAGTTATTCTGAAGAAATTGTTTTATCAAAGTTTTTATTTCATCAATGTCTTTCTTCATTTCATCCAACTCTTCTTTTTGAGATTTTTGTTTTTCTATTTTTCTCAATCTTTGATTATAACCAATAGTATCATAATTTAAGATTGCTCCAGTATCCTCATCTCGATAAAGATGAGGATAATCCTTAACTTTAGATAAGTTCTTCATTTCAGTGCTATAGTTCTAAGGTCTCTAATGATAGGATAGTTTGCTTGATCCGTTGATGACATAACAATTTTGATTCTATATCCACTGAAATCTTCCAAATCATTTGCAGTGAATTCATACTCTAAGTACTGACCTTTTTCACTTGCTGGAACTCTAACATCAGGTCTTCCATCACTTAATGCAGGATTAACAACTTTTAAAGGTCCCTGGGAAGTTGACTGTAAATTATTGAATCCAGGGAAAAGTTCAAATTCTTGTTCAATTTCATCAGAATCTTCTCTGACCAAACTATAAAGAACTCTAATATCTGCTGGATCTGGTCTATAAGCTGTCAACAGAACCTTAAGAGATGATGCTGGTTGTGCAAGACTTACTACATTTGAAACATAAACTGCGTCATGCGGATCATTATCAATTGAATTAGTAGAAGAATCTGTAGCATAGTTTGTTACAGGTTTATTAATGCCATCTGAAATAAATTCCACGACAGAATCATCCAATAATATCATTGGTGACAGATTTTCATTAGTTGTATTCAATGTCACTGTGGAATTGAATGATCTCTTACCAGATACATTAGCAAATGCGGATTGATTTAATTCATTTGCTCTAGAACAAACCATACGAACAGAACTTAGGTCATTTTCTTGATTTAGAATTACCGGTATCACTCTATTCTGAAGATTGAAAGAAACTTCATTTCCACTAACACTTGTTCCCGATGTAGTTCTAATGTTTGAAGACACTGAAGTTTCTTTTCCTGGAGATATTACATTAAATCTAGGATTAATTCTATTGAACATAATATTTTCAGATGCTTTGATTTCAGTTCCACCTCCAATTAATTCAGTAGTAAACGATACTTGTGGATACGAACCATCTGTTGATCTATTAAGTCCTATTGACTTTCCTTCAATAGTTGATGTGGCACCTCTATCAACTTCAATATAATATCCATCACTTTCAATATCAGTATCCGAAATATCATAGACTACATTATTAATTCTTCTCAATGAAATTCCGTTGAATTCGTATTTCATTATCTGATCACCAATTTCATGAGTTTCTATGACTCCCTCAACTCCTCTGGTGTCGATGGTCAACTGAGTTGTAGTTGCAGTACTATATCCAATAATTTCATCTCCAATTTTGACATAACCAATGTTAGATACACTAACAGGTTGACCTTCAAATGTTTGGAAAATATCGGTATTTTGAATTTGAATTGTTCCACTACCACCAGTTGTGGCAGGAAGTTGTGAAGTTAATTTTGATGGTGCTGAATCGGAAGCAACATCATACAACTCTAACTTATTATTATTTGCATACATTCCGTGATTGAAATGATCAACATGCAGATAATTTCCAGAATAAATTCCACCGTCTTCAGTTGAAGTCAATACATCACTAGATGTAGTAACTACAGTATTTCCTACACTAACATATTTTAAGTCATCAACTGGTATAGATCCCTGAACATTTGTTAGATATAAAGTATCAATATCACCACTAGCAGTAACTGTGATGACAGCATCTCTACCACTTTCTCCCGAACCATTTACGATCGAAACAACATCTCCAGTTACATATCCAGTTCCTGGATTATTAACAGTAATTCCGGTTATAACACCAGCGGTTTGAGTAATATCGACTGTCAATCCACTACCACTACCAAAGACATTAGTTGTAGCAGAATTGGTACGATTTGTATAGTTTAAACCACCATTAGTTGCAGTAAGAGTAGCAGCACTACTTCCTGCTCCTGCAATAATTCCAAAAGAAGTTCCTGCTCCTGCAATTCTTCTACCAGCAGTTAAGATGCCAACTAAAGAATCACCAGAACTAATGGTAGTGATACCAAGAGTTACATTTTTTGGCAATGCTGTAAGTGAATTTTCTTCAAGTGTTGGAACATATCCATTGCTAGAATCGAGTGGAGGATTTCCAAAATGTACAATACCAGTATTTGCAGTGAATTTTGCTTTATATAATTTGAATTTGAGATCCTGTTTTTGAGCAGGAGTCCATGTTGAACCGTTTTGTGACTTGAATAAACTTCCAATTGCAAATTGTACAGAATATTTTATTGCTTGAGAATTTGGAAGATCTTTAGTACCGATAGTTTTTTGTCCCATCTTTGCGGTCCAAACTTCATATTGATCCGAACTTGGGGCAAGTAAAACTAAAGCATATTCTTGGCCGGGAGGAAGATAAATTGGTTGATCAAATGTCACTCTTGTTGGTGTTTCTGCATCTTTTGAAACTTTTACCTCACTGGGAGATAACGTTTTTCCTTCACCAATTCTAGTCAAAGTTGGTGTTCCAAGTTCGACTGATCTTATCTCAACCGTAATGGGTTCATCACCACCTGGTTTTGATGCAAAGAACAGATCTACCTCTGTTAAAAATACTCCATTGTCATCATCATTATCACCACTAAAATCGGGTGCTTCAATATCCCTGCCAACAGTGAAAGTTTGTGCTAAAGGATCCCTTCTAGTAGTAATTGTTCTTGTTATAGTTGTAGTTACAGTAGTTACTCTTTGTAATTCACGGAATCTACCTCTTGCTGTATAAGTTGCATCACCGGCAGAGACTGATTTACTACCAGGTAATGGAGTTTCATTAGTTTTACTACTACTTAATCTAAATGTTTTCTTTCCTGTGAGAATTCTTGGATTTGGTGTTGGATTTGTGTGTGGATTTTTGATGAAGAATGATCCAAATAATGTGCCATTGGCATCAGAAATAAGTCTTAAGTCTTTGACATAAGCAATTGCACCACTAGTTTGTCCAACAATTTTTGCACCTTTTTCAACATATCCACTAAAACTACCTTGTGCTTCTGATGCCAAGGCATTTAAGTCGATATTTATTGTTTTGGATGATTGGCTGTATCCAGAAGGTATAGACTCCGATGTTACATATGGATTTGTAGTATAAGTAAATTCTGGAGAATTGAACTTTCCTGTTTTATGATTTGATTTTGCCAATCTAAATGTTCCTATTCTCTTCCCTCCTTTATAAACTCTTACTGTTTCTCCTGTCTGGAAGGCACCATTAGAAGAACCATAATTATTCAAAGTATTAGAGTTTGCGATTTCAATCAGTTTTGGAATAAAATCTAAGTTACTGTGATTGTCTAAGAATTGATAGTGTCTTGCAAGAGGTCTGAATAATTTTCCAAAGAAAGCAACATTTCTAGAACGAATGTATTTTTCTCTTCCTGAAGAAACAAGAACTGTTCTTGTAGAACTACTAGAAGAACTACTTTCTCTTACTCTTCTATCAAATCCAATTCTTCTACGTGGTCCTCGAACTGTTCGTCTTCTCGTTCTACGTTCTGTTCTTTGAATTGTACGAGGTGCAAGTCTAATAGTTCTTACCCAATTATCTCTATTTGGACTTAATCGAACTATTCCATTATATTCTATAACATGGAATGGATTTACATTTTCAACTTTAGTGGCAAAACTTTGATTTAACCAATCAACGGAATCATATTTCAATGTAACTACATTACCTGTTTTTTGTACATTTGGATCTAACAAATCATAATTTTCCTTAGAATCAAACAAACTTATAGGTTGCTCTACAGCTGGAACTAATTTTTGCTCTAAAGTATTTCTAAATGCAATTGGTCTCAGTTCTCCATCAATAATACTAGCAGTTGTTAAATCATTATCAGACAAAGAATTGTCATCAAAATCATCTACAAATATTCCACTCTTAAATCTATTGTTTCCTTCAGAATCTTCAATTCTCAGAGATTCTGTTCCAAGTTCCAATAAACTTAAGGATGTGACTCTTTCTAAATTTTCAACCCTATCTTCAATATTACCAATATCTCTCATAGTATATCTTCTATTGTCTATCATGCTTATTTCAGCATCATCGACATTATACAAATAAGCAGGAAGATTGATTTGTCCCAATTGCATCAAATCGGTATCTTCATTTTCTGGTGGAACTGGTTCTTCGGAGGAGATACCTTTTCTGACAATAACATTTCCAAACTTATCAAGATATACCCTATCAATTCTAGGAAGATAGAAATCATATCCAATTATTGACCCCTCTCCAGGTTTTAATACGAATTGTGGTTCAGTTCCAAAGTTTCTTGAAGAAAAGTCGAATGGAGATGATGTGGTTACAGTAAAATTCTGAACTCTTGGTCTAAAGTCTAATGTATCAGTAGCTCTGACTCTCCTTCTTCCTCTTCCGGGGACCCGCAGACGGGGAATATCTTCAGAAAATCTGTCTGCATCATAACTGAGAACAGTGAATACATCACCTGTATCTGATGCTGGAACTGTATAATGATCATATACAATTAATAATCTCTTTTCTGGAACTTGAGTTCCAACTCTAACTAATCTGGAGAAATCATAATATTGTCTTCTTTGACCTTTACCTAATCTGAAGTTATTTGTTATATTTTTATACTTACCTAAAGTTATCGTCTCTACTGTAGAAATTATTCCAGATTCCTTAAAGGTTACAGTTTCTCCTACAGAAAATGTTTTATCATTTAAATAAACAATACCAATATTGTTTGTAGGAATTGCTGGTGTTGCTCCTGAAGATGAATTTTGAACAATTCTTGCCAAAGCACCACTGTCGGATCCAACAATATCCTCACCAATAATTGCATTAGTATCTACTTGAGATATTGATGAAAATTGAATTCTATCTAAAATAGGATCGGCAGTATTTGTTGATTCATATACCGAAAGAACTTTAGCAACGTCCGGAACATTCAATGAAATTTTATCATCTTGAACTCTCAGTCCATAGTATGGATTATAAGTCAATCCATCATTGATTGAATTGCTAGTTGCTGCACCAGATTGAGCAAGTGTAGAAAGATCTACAATTCTTATTGCACTTCTATTGTATTCTTTAATTTTACTTCTAATACCATTCTTCTTAAGAGTGGTGTTTACAGTAACATTACCTGTTTGACCTGCTAATAATCCAGTAATAGTTACGGTATTTCCAGATAAACTAAAATTATCAGAATTTATTGTTCCAATTGTACCATTATTAAAGTGTACAGAATATCTTTCTTGATCAAATGCTTGATATGTTGCACTAGTGATACCAGTGGGCAAATCAAATGTCAATACTCCATTTCCATCTGTTGACTCTCCAGTAATTTGACGAGTTATAGATAGTTGTGAATTGGAAAGATCAACCGATGAAATATTGGAATCTGGAAGTCTTGCAAACAGAGAAGCATTTTCATTATTTCTTAGTTCTGGAACTGCAAGTCTAATGTTATAAGTTCCGTTACCACCTTTAGCATTATCATAAACTCCAGACACAGGGTTTCCTCCAAGTCCAGAAACTGTTATTGATGTCAGATTTCCATCTACCTGAGTAACTTTATTGTAAGTGGGATCACTTTTTCCAGATACTTGATAAGTAATAATATCACCAGTCTTAATACCAACAAAAAGATTACCTGGACTTGTGAAGACACCTGTAGAACTTACAAAATTTGCTTCAGTAATTCCTCTAATTTTCTTTTTAGTTAAGACAGAATCTCCCTTAAAAGGAGAACCGACTAATCCAGTTTGTTCTACTGACTTAATATCTCTAATACCATAAACTGTAAAACTCTTCAAAGATAATGATGCATCAACACCATTAACTGTCAACTGCTCATCGGCAACAAAAGTACCTGATGTTTGATAAATGTCAACGTTATTAGCATTTTTTCCTAAAACTACAAAACCACTTGCTCCACTACTCTTTCCTTTTATGAAAGATGTTGTTGGAATTTCTGTAGTTGTTACTGCTCTATTAAATACAACATTAGTATACGTTTGAATATCATAAAGGTATAAATCCCATTCAGTCGCATCGCCAGAATATGCGGCATCTGTCAAGTTGCATGTATATACTCTTGCTTTACCAATAACATTTCCACCACCGTCTTCTTCAAACTGAGACTTTAATTCAATTTCTGCTTTTTCTTCTGCCGCACCTTCAACGTTATTAATTCTCAAAAGATGTCCCATTTCAAAAGGAACATTGATAGATGATACGTTTTGAGTATCTCTTGGTTTTTCTACATCAATTGTTGCTGTTCCATCTATCTCAACATCATATCCAGCAACATATGCTTTTCCAGGTGATACCTGAACACACATTAGGTCATCATTTGGAATATTTCCTTCTTCTGTCGTTTCATTTTCTAAGAATAAACCATCATTATCAATTCTGTCATTCAGTGACTCCAGAACATTCAAATCGAATTCATCAACAGTGTAGTGCCCAGACTCATCAAAAGTTCTTTCTGCAATATAATCTCTAATTATATTATAAACCGTTTTATCAACTATTTTCTTTATTTTTCCATCATCAACTCTAAGAATCTCAATAAAATCATTATCATTGAAATCAGTTAATGGTTTTTTAGTTAGAGATAATGAAATCTTGAATCTATCTGCACCTGGCGCAGCAAAATTGGTAAATCCTTTTGCATTATCAAACAAAGATTCATCATCTTTTGAATTAACTATCGATTCAGTTATTTTCAGACCAACTCTATATGAAGGAGTATTTGTATAATAATCTAATATGAGAGTTTCTTTATTGACATCAACAAAAAATCCTCTAACAAAATATACACCATCATCAATAGATGCTGCAGATCCTACTGCCGTCGCATCCAAAGGAATTAATGATGCAAATGAAGTTCCGGAAGGAATAGTTATGCTACCATACTGTACATTTTCATTTGCAATTAATGGTTCACCGTCTTGAAATACTGTCGTCTCGGAATCATTCCCTGCTTGTGTATATTTTACATATATTGTTATATTATCTACTAAATCACTTTCATTGGTAAAAACTACCTCTTTGACCGAAGCAGTAACACCAGAGATCTGTCCAGTTATTGTTTTCCCAATAAAATTTCTGATATAGAGAGAAATATCAACTCCCAAATTAGTTGCATTTAATTTGACAGCAGAAAATTCATTGTCAAATGTTACAGATCCAGGAATAACCATGGATCCATCTTTAAAAATATTACTTCCAAAACTCTCTACTTGATTTTGTAGTATAGATTGAAGAGTCGTTAGTTCTCTAGCCTGAACTGGGAATCCCGGTTTAAATAAAACCTTGTAAAAATTTTTATCTATATCAAAATCGTCATAATATGGACTGATATTTAAGTCGGTTTTTTGTGCCATCTTTTTTTAGAATTCCAGAATGATTTTAACGTCTTCTTTTTGTCTAGAGTCTCTTTGAACTTCGGGTCGATTATCAATGTAGATTATATCCCCTGTCTTTTTATTTATCTCAGGATTTGCAAGTCCATTTGAGAAAGTAACTCCCAAATTAATTTGTTTGGAATTGATAGTCTTAACACTACCATTCAAACTGGTATCAATTACTGCAGATCCTAAAGATGCTGAAAAGTTGATAGCACTACTAGAATTAAATGTAGTGATACCTGCTGTATCTGGACTTTGCGTTTGATCGATTTCATTACCAAAACATAAAGATCTATCTTGATAGAATTTCAAAATATTAGTTTCCTTATCAAAAGAAGCTACATAACCTCTCGCTTCAACATTATTACCTTGATCTTGAGTAATTCTTTCTCCAATAGTCACAGTTCTGGAAGTAGTCAATCCAACAGCAAAAAGTGATGAAAATGTATTTCCTGTAAATGTCACACCTGTTCCTGCAAATTGTTCAGGATTTTTTATAATACCAACCTGAGCAAATTTTGTATCTACAGGAAAATCTTTTGTCGAATCATCAAATCTAGCATATAATAATACTCTGTCTGTACCCAATTCTTTGTAAATATCATACCCATGTCCTTTAGATGGAGGAATAATTGGGATTAATTTTGATCCAGATCCAGAACTTGAACTTAAATCAATAATTCCATAGGTATATCCTTTTCCACCTTGAGTTACCTGAACACCAGTTATAACTCCATTAGTATCTGTTGTTATACTAACTTCACCACCACTACCATCACCTAGAATTGATGCTGTAAAGGAACCTGTTCCAGTACCATATCCGGTTCCACCGTTTTCAATATATACTGTCCTTATCTGATTATCATTTTCATCTGAATTACCACCATCTCTAATAACTGCAATCTCAGAATCTGTAGTGGTTTCCCAATTATTTGGAACAACAATAAACTCTGTAGAGTCAAATTTTATAATATCTGATGGTGAAACTTTAAAGAGATATTTCCATTTATATCCATCGGCAAGAAGAGCAGGTGCTGGATCAGTATGTGTGGGTTCAATAGTTGATCTAGGAACGGTTGGATTGAGACCAGATGTTCCATTTTCAATGCAAATATAAACCTTAAAGTCGCTTGTAATTACATAATAATTTGCATCATATAACTTTAATGCTTTACTGACAGGTGCTGTGTTATTCTGTCCATAATCATGCCTATATGCATCATATTGATTATTTGAGACCCACTCAATTTTTCTTATAACTCTTCTGGCATTTTCTGTGGTAATTTTTTTACCAAACAAACTAGTGTCTCTATAATGAGATAAATATTGAAAATTATCTACAGGATTATTAGTTGTGCTCGAATTCCAGTTAGAGGTTCTACCAAATCCAGCACTTGGGTTCGTTGGATTTGAAAGACCCAAAAAAGCGTAATAAGAGTTATTATTGATGGACTCTACAAAAGAACCAGCATTCAATATTCTAAATTGATCTGTTACGAATGCAGACATATTAATTGTTTTTTAGATATTTATACGATAATATTAATTTTCAATTTTTGGAAGAGCACCAGTCTTCCTTATATTAACTCCACCTCTTCTTTGAATGGTTGGATATGTTGATAATCCAGAAACAATATTACCTGTTACACCAATAGATATTGGACTTGAGGATCTTGTTCCTCCAGATAATCTGCCCCACGAATATCTTCCAACAATATTATTGGGAGAACTTCCAGTAGTGGCAATACCTACAATATTTGTATTGGAATGCACGTTACAAGTTACAATTCCCAAATACGTTCCTAGTGGTAACTGTGATGATGAAATATCAGTAACATAATAAATGTTATCTAAACATGTAGTTCCAATACCAACGACTTCAGAATCTGAACTATTGATCGATGTAACCCCATTACCTACGTTTGTATCATGAATGTAGATGGGATATCCAATAGATAATCCATTCAATCCACTATCAGTATCGACAATTGAGAATACAATAGCTAATGGATTTGATCCGGATCCTGTAGATGTCGTGATTCCAGTAATAATTCCAGAAGAACCATTTATAGCATTGAATCCAGTAATTTTTTCAACAAGACCAGTTGAATATCCAACTGTAGAAATTCCATTGACAACCAATGCATCACATGGTGTAGAACCATCGTCATATGGAGTTCCTACTGAAGCATCATTTGCTTTATCTTCGTATTCAAAAAGTTCTGCATTATCAACAAATACTTCAGTATCACTTGCAGACACGTCCTTAATAATTCTTGCAGTTGGGAAAATTAGAGGTTCTAATACATCTCTGGACTTACTTACAAATTCACCATTAACTTTTTTGTCGGATTTTTGCTTAATCCAAGAAAGTGGTTTGAAATTACTTTCATCGATTCCCTGCTCAAAATATCTATTAGTTTCAAATTTATCGGAGAATGATAAATTATAAACAGTTCTCTCGTTTTGAGTTATTGTATTTGAAATATTATTATTACTAATAACTTGAACCTTATCACCAGTTTTTAGTGTTGGTCTCACATTATCTACTGAACTAGCATCAGTTCCATCAACACCCTTATAGAAATAAATTTCAACTTCATCTTCTGGTAAAGGTGCTTTGGTGAATACGAAAGAAGTTCCACCTTCAAAGACGAAATTAGTTACCGGTTTTTGAAGAACACCATTTATAAAGATAATTAATACATTATTGATATTTTCTTCGATTGGAGATCCTTCTTGTGGTTCAAAACTAAGAAGTTCTCCATTATAGTTGAGTGGGAATCTTTTTCTACTTCCATTCTGAAGATTTTGAATAGAATCTATATAATCGAGTTCACCAAATTCCCATGCTGCAAAATTGTCAGAATATGTATCAATTACTTCAATTGTAAAATCTGATAATGGAGATGATAAATTGGAATCAGTAACTAAACCGACCGGTTTGAAAATGTCACCTCTCTTGAATGCATAACCGGATCTTGAGAAATTAAAATCTTTCACTTCAAAATAAGTTGAACCTATTCCAACATTTGTAGAAGCACCACCAACTATGACATCCATCAATAAACCAATGCCAGTGGTTGTTGTGTTACCAATACCCTCTCTATAAACACCAGTGACAGGAAGATTTGAGTATGATGGGTCAGATACAAATATTTGTGGATTATTATATCCAGTTCCACCAGCACTAACGTTGAAGGAAAGTGTTCCACCAGCACCGACATTTGCGGTTGCTGTTATTACTGCAGGATCTCCACCAGCATCTTGAGTAGGGTCAAAAACAGTCACTCCAATAGAAACTAATCCATTGTATCCAGATCCAAGATTGTCGGTAGTTCCCAGTCCTACAGACACGATAGATCCCCCAGCACCAACAACAGCTGTTACAGAAGCACCTACAAGTGGAGCAAATCCGAGTCCAGGTGTAGAACCATAAGAAACTATAATTCCTCCCCTAGGTGTCTCATTTTGATTTATATCAGAATCGGAACTTACGTATTCAAGAATATTGTCGGGTCTGGTTATGCCAGAAAATTCTACAGTTGTTATTCCTAATGTAGTATTTTCTAAGATTTCATAGTTAAATATGGATGGATTGTTATCTGTTTTTGGTGATTGATAGATGTTGTTGACAAAAACAAGTCCATTGCCTCCATCTGTTCCAATACCAGTAGTGTTAGCACCACCAACTGTTAAAGTGAACGTTCTTCCTATTCCAGTAAATTTATCAGATATATCATCATATATTTTGTTGTTGTCATAATTTGATTTCAAAAATACTCTTCCATTAAAAGAAGATGTTTCAAAGTCTAAATTGGAGTCAGTTTTATCGATTTGAGGATTTCCTCTTGGGGGTTCTGTAAAGTGAATTTCATCATCAACAATGTTAAATGATCCTCTATAAAGTTGAACATTTGTAGAATTAGTATGAGTTGCTGCAGAAGACCCAACAAATCCTCTATCAACTTCTACAAGTTTTACACTTCCACTATTTGTGATTGGTCCAGAAGTGGATGTTCCTTTTCCAACATTAGTAACTTTCAAATATTCATTATCAACCAATAAAATATCTCTTGGATTAATTGATGAAATTCCACTCAAAGGAATGATAGTAGTAGTAATTCCTATATTCCCAGACAAAGTGTGAGTTATTCCAGAAAATGCCAATGGATATTGAACAAGTTTATCAATATTAATTAAGCACTTAGTATTTCTTTCTTTCATAGTAAATCTATGAGCATTTCCTTCACCAAGAGATGTGAAAGTTACTCCAGTTCCACTTTGAGATGCTGCAGTTGTTGTTGCAACTTTGAAAGTATCTTCCGTTATCTTAATTGCATATACCGTAGATGGCAAAACATCAGTTGCACTGGTCATCATTGCACTAGTACCGACACCAACAATTGTTGAGTTTGGAGTATAAATCAATTCTTCACCAGTCATAAAGAAATGATCTGGAATAGTAAATATTCCTGTTGTTTGTTCTAGTGATACAGAATTTGGATTAAATTCTTTTGAGAAAATTGGTTTGAGTTTGTTATTGAGTTTAAAATTAGTTTTATTGATTCTATCACCATTAATTGAGTTATAGAATTTTTCATCAATACTTTCAGTTACGGTTCCATAAGACAAATCTAGATAATTATTGACAGAATCTAACTGCGAATAAAGAGACTTGTTAAGTACTTCAATATTAACCTGTTGATTTTGATTGTCTGGATAGAATTTTAGAATTAAGTTAGATCCAGATATTTCTCCACCAAAAGTTCCAATACCAGATAAAGTATCGAGAGTATTAGTAGTAGTGTCTACTGAAAGGAAAGGTAACTGTTGAGTATAAACATCAGTTCCATCAAATAACATCATAACTTGGTGAAGTGCTTTACTTGCACCTATACTTACTTGTACTAAAGACTTTGATGCATTAAATAATGTCTTGTCTAAAGTATGAATAGTTGTAGATGCTAAAGATACTGTAGATTGATAATTTGAACTATAAACTGCACTTCTTTCTTGTCCATCAGATTGATCTGATGACTTAAATCTATATGTTCCAATTCCGGATGCAGTTGTTCCAAATCCAACTATGTTGGTTCTTACATTGATTATATTTGATTCAGTATTTTCATATTTTATTGATAAAACTCCACTGCTCAAATCGGAATAGAATGTTCCTATTGAATTGCCTGTTGATCCACTAAGAGTATTGTCAATGTAATATTCTGACATGAAACTATTTGTTCCATCATGTGCAACATATAATCTGACATAATTCATGTCATCTGTGAGAGTATTAGTTACTTGTGCATTAATATAGAGAGATTCAAATTCACTAGAATCTACAGAGATTATTGTGGTAGTTCCTAAACCAACAGTATTATTGTCTGTGTCAGTAGAACCAGTCAAAGTTACAAATCCAACCGATTGTGTTCCAACTCCGGATAAATTTGTATTGAAAATTTGCTTAATTAATTTAACATCATAATCAGTATTGAAAGGATCAACGGGAGTAAATCTTAGGAAAGTTTCATCAAATTCATTTTCAAATAAATCAAAACTTCCATATTGAGTATTTGAATTGTATAATGATTCATTTTCAACAATGACAGTCTCAGTTCCATCACTTAAAATTGTCAGATCAGTTAATTGTATTTCACTGTTATCACTACTGGTAACTCTAAACAAATAATTTTGATAAGATATGTCATCAACTTCATCAATAGATAAAAATTCAGTATTTTCTGATTCAGAATTGGAAAATTGATCACTAATATCATCAATTTCCAATACGTTAAGATTTCTCAATTCTGCATAGTTGGTAAGATTCTTATTTTCAAGTTTTATGAATTTGGATGTTGAATTTATAACATCTACATCTACAACATTATCAAAATTATTAACTGTATCTACTCTACGATCATCAACAATGTCATAAATGATTGTAAATTGATCTTTAGTTGTAGTGATACCTGCAGTTACAGAAGAAGAAATTCCGGTATTCGCAAAATTTTTCAATCCACTAGTATGAACTAAATTTTCTACAGGTGATTGTTGATCTTTATAAGTTATAGAACTCTTTACTGAGTAAGATAAATTCTGATAGTAATCATTGTCAGGAATTACTTGATAATCTTCACTTAGTTTACCAACTTGATCTTTCCATCCAATATTTTTTGTATTAGAAAATTCAACGTCAAAAAATGCTTCATTAATATTCAATGATTTTATCGTTGCAACGGTTCCGGATTCGGTTCCTGTAATGACTTCTCCAACAGATAAATCATATAATCCAGAAACTTTTAATTGATTTTCAATATTTTTAGCAACCGTTAAGTCTCTAATTATTCCATTTGAAGATAAACTTTCTCCTTCAAAAAATTCTGATAATTTTTGAGTTATTTCAAACTGAGGATAATCATTTTTATTAATTAAAACTCCAGAATAATCCTGAACAGTTTTTGCAATACCAGTGTTTGTAGTAAGTCCCGATACACTAATAGTTACAGTATCATTTATTCCACTTTGATCCGTTTCTGTTACCTCAAAATACTTAAATCCATAATCTTCAGAATTAAATCCATCACCATCAGTACCAAATTTTTGAATTCCTTCAACATAAACTTTATCTCCTTTGTTAAAAGGTTTAAGTGTGAATGTAGAAATGCCCGTGGTTATTGGTGTCGATATTGCACATGTAAAAATACCAGAGTTTGATGATTCTACACTTATAATTGCAACTCCATTAGTATTATTAGTCGCAAATATTTCTACAGTTTCATCTGGCAAACCTTTTGGTTTAGACTCAACATTAACCGAGGAAATTGCGGATCCTGTTAAAATTGGTTTCAATATTCCGGAATCTATTACATTTCTACTTACAGAATCAACAAGTTTTAGGGTTGGTGCAGTTGCATACCCTTCACCACCATTAGTTACCAATATTTGATCTATCGTATTTAAATTCTCCAATACGATAGTTGGAGAGACGTTTGCTTTGGGTCTGAGTGTTTTATCTGAAGAATAAGTAAAGTTGTTACTTAAAATTTCTCTTTCTTTTACGGATCCAATTGAGTTTGATAGTGGATTTACGAGTAAATCGAAACCAGAAACAGAATTTGTTGATTTTAAGGTTGGTAAAGATTTGTATCCAGATCCAAAGGATATTGCACTTAGTGAATTTACTGGACCGGAAGCAAAACTTGATGATGTTGAATAATTTAATACATCACATTCTGTTGAAATATAAAAAGATCTTTCTGGTTTTTCAGCAATATTTACATTAAACGTTGTTGTTCCTATTCCAGTTATTTTATAAGTATTGTTATATGCACTTTCTTTATATTCGATACTGGAGTAATTCTTAACTTCAGTATCAGATTCAATTATTGTGCCATCTTTTTCCAGTGTATAATATAATTTTTCTGGAATATTTGAATTGTAATTCAATGTTAACGATGCTGAAGCAGACCCAACTGTCCCTGTTTTGGTTACCGTAAATTGATTTGTTGAACCTACAGAAATAAATTCATTATTAAATTTAGAGTCTTTATAAATCCCAAAATCATATCCAGTCAAACTAGAATCAGAAAGATCAAATACAAAATTATTATTTTTGATTGGATTCAATTTAGGATTAATTAATGACATTGACTGCGAAGCAGTTCCTGTGGACGCAAAACTTACAGTAGTTGGAGGGTTTTGCTGAGAGTCAAAATATGTTTCGCAAAGTTTGAATTTATTATTATCAATCTTAAATATAAAATATTCTCCATATCCACTGTCTTCATAAAGAACTTTGTCACCAGTTTCAAATTCATGATTGTTTATGGTAAATTCATTAGTAGATGTATTGATACCTGTGGAATTGAATCCAATAGGATTTACTGTAATATTGCCTATTTGAGAATTATAGACAACACGAACTGCTGTAGAAGTTCCTATTCCTACAGAAAGATTTGGTTGAACATCTAAAGTTATAAAATCTCCATTTCTAAGTTCATGTGCAGTAGAAACAGAAACTGACACTTCTCTTTTATCAACATTTCCAAGAACTTGTGTAGGATTAGATTCTAATGAATAGAGATCATTGTCATCACCATTAGAATGGAAGAATAACTCATCTCCATCAATAGATGTCTTCAATCCAATTAAATTTGGATTTTTATTAATGACAAAAAGATTTGTATCAATATTGGATGCATTTACACCATCAGTAGAAACAGTTATACTCGTTCCATTATTAGTAAATACAACACGTTGATTTGTTGTAAATGAGTGATTAATAATATTAATACTCTTAGATGGAATATCGTTGTTTACGGTAACATTTCCAAAAACAAATGAAGTACTATATCCAACTCCACTTATAGTCGAAACTCCGATAGACTCTCTAGGATTAAAGAATACTTTATTACTCGTAGAAGATTCAAATTTATCTACCGACTTATCGATAGTAAAGAAGTCTGGTAGAAAAGAAACTGCAGCACCAACTGTATGTGATATTCCAGTTGATCCTCTTTCTATTCTTAGAATATTTTCATTCTTAAATACACCAAGAACTCTCAGGGTTTCTGTTCCAATACTGATGCTACTACCAACTGATATTTGATCTGGAATTGGTGCCACATAGATTTCTGTTGTAAAACCTACAGATGATGTTGTTATTGTAGACAGACATCTTCCATTATTATATGAAGGAACAGAAATTCTATTAATTCCATTTAATTTTGAAAGGTTTGTAGAAAATCCAGATATAGTAACATAATCTAAGTTAGAGAGATTGTGATTTGGTAATATTGAAACTTTTATTTTATCAGAAGAATTCCAAGTAAAAACAGAATTTTGATATGAAGTTGAAGTTGTTTCTATATTTGTAATATTTTTCCCTTTTAATGATTCTACAGCAACATCTAATCCACTTCCAGAGGTATTAGTTTCATCAAAAGTCAATTTATCTCCAACCTTAAACTTATCTCCAGCACTCTGAATCTCCAAAGATTCTATTGGACCTGAAGTAACAGAAACAACTTTTATTTTTTGTTCTAAAACATCACTAATTTCATTTACAAAATCATAATCTGCACCTTTCTCTGATACCTTATATGGTAAAGTATTTCTTAATAAATTAGAATTATTGAAATCAAATGATTGATCCAAATTAGAATCAAAAACTGGTTCGGATCTATACTTATTTCCTATGAAATATGGAAATTCGTCTATTGTTGCATGATATGCATAAACACCATTTGGAAAATCATCATTTCTTTCATATCTTCCATTATATTCATCTAAGTCACCACTTCCATCAAATTTGTAATCTTCAACAAAAAATCCAACATCAAATCCAGAAGGTCTATCGACTACATTTGAAATACTAGAAGAATATCCAGATGTTAATAGTCCTACCCCCAAAGTTGTCTCAGGATTGGGATATCCATATGGACCATAAATTGGATTTCCATCATAAGCCCATCCAATAATACCAGATCGTGAACCACTATCTTCCAAGAAAGAATTTCTTAATGTAGTAAAATATTTTGATACAGAATATTGAAGTTTATTATTACCGGATAATAAAACTTCACCGGTAGAAAATCTTTCATGATTATCATTTACAGTTAATTTTCTTATCTGTGGATCGATGAAAACATTTTGTCCAGATGCAACAACTTCAACGTCGGTATTTGATGAAGAATAACCAATACCAGCATTAATAACTTTGACTTCTGATATTTTTCCATCAGAAACAATAGCTCTTAGTTCTGCTCCAATACCAGTTCCAGAAACTACTAAATCGGGAACAGAATGATATTCCGTTCCTCCATAACTAACTGATACGGATGAAATTTTACCACCAACAACAACAGGATTCAACTGAGCAAGTTTTCCATTCTGTACTGTTATGGTTGGTTTATTTTCATAATTTATAACAGTAGATCCATATCCAGTTCCACCCTCATATACGTATCCATCAATAATACTTCCTTTTACTACAGGAGTAGTTACTAATTCCTTAAGTTCTTGAGTTGTAGATCCAATTCCAGCAGTTGTATATTTGATAGAAACTGAAATATTTGGATATGAAAAATATTGATATCCAGATCCAGTAGAATCTAACGTTTCATAGTTACCTCTTTCATAATTTGAAGTGATGGTTCCACCAATACCAGCATCACATAATCTAAATGAATCATCATCAAGTTTTAAGACATAATATTGATTTGTAGTAGAAATTCCAGAAATTTGAGTTGTTTGATAATCATACGTTACAAGTTCACCACTATTAAATCCATGATTATCAAAATTGATTGTATTTTGTATTGTAGATATTCCTGTTGGTTTAACAATTAATTTTCTATTAGAATATCCCTCCCCACCATCAATAATCTTAACACTATCAATTTGTCTCTTAGAAGAGAGAGTTGAAAATCTGTGAGTTCCTAAAGATCCTGTAAAAATCCCAACTGGATTTGTTTGCGATTGTTGATCCTCTAAATTAAAATATAATTTTATTGTTTTATTGTTTGTTACTTCAACAAAATATATTGAATTATCAGGCATAAGTTCGTTGCTTGCCAACGTGCCAATTTTTATAGGAGTATTTCCTAGAGAATTGTAAGATACTTGTTCACCATTAACAAAATTGTGATCTGTTAAAAATACAATCTGATTTGTCGATTCACTAACTCCACCACCACTAGAAAACTCATCAGAATTAAATAAAACATTTCTAGGTTTAGAAACTAACACTGGTTCAATAACAGCACCACGTCCATTTCCACCAGAGATGTCGATAGAAGCAATTTTATCAATATTATAGTCTTGAGTATCTACATATACTTTTTCAAACTTTCCACTGGTGACGGGTTGAATTTTTGCATTAGTACCAATACTATCAGAAACACTTATAATTGGTGGATTAATTACATCATAATTTTTTCCACCAGATAATATATTTACATCTTGAATTGGACCAAAATAGATTACATCGGTTGATTTATAATTATTAATTTCTACTCCATTTATTAGAATTCCTGTTTTTCCGGGAGTTGTCAACTGTCCAGAACCCAATCTAATATTTTTTTCTAATGGAATTTTTCTTAAGAGTTTCTGCGGTGAAATTTCAGAGTCTTTTTGAGAATTCAATACAAAAGTGTGAGTTCCTATACCAGAAGAAGGTATTTGAAACGTTAAATTACTTCCGGATGCTATTGTGGATTGAGATCCATGTAATTGAAATCTAGTATTAGATAATTTCTTTACAAAGTATGTTCCTGTAGTTAAACCTGCAAGAGATTCTCCTTGAGATGAATAGTATACTTGATCTCCAGTTATAAAGGGAACACTATCAACTTCAAATGTATTATAAACATCATCTAACAAGTCCTTTAAGTTTGCAGTGCTATCAACATTTACGGACTTAACACTTGCTTGAATATTCAAACGATAATTGTTTATTACAGTATTATTATCGAATTGAAAATCACTTTCAATTTTAGATGGTAAAGAATTGGATGCAACATATGCATATTCATCCTTATCAACATATAGATTGAGAACATCAGGAGATGCTTCGAATTGAGATTTATTTAATTTTCTTCTTACATCATATTTCGTATTTGCGTTTAATGTTGGTTTTCCTTCTAAATCTATAGTATTTTCAGAGTCATCAATACCATCAACATAAACAAAATCTGAAGAAGATAATATGGTTTCAGTGCCTCTTTCCAATATTTCAACTTCATCACCTATTTTTAAACTTGATCTATCAATAGTGGATGATAATTGATTGGTATCATTATCAGATATTTTATATCTAGCACTGGTATTGTATATTAATGAATTGGCAAAAATTTCCTTCCAGTTTGAACCATTATTTTTAATTTTATCTCCAAGATTTTTGATTGTAATTATATCACCTTCACTTGTTTTAAAGTTTTCACTTTCTTCATTTAACTTATCAATTACTCCAAGAATCAACAATTCAACTTTTTTGGATGTGTCTCCATTTTCATAAGAAAAATAAGTATCACCAGATCTAATATTTGATGATTTTGTTACTACGGAAGTGATGCCATTACATCCAAAGAATTGATTGACACTTTTGTCGGTGTAAGAAATAGTATTATCACCGGAAATCAAAGTCCCTGATTTTGGAAAACTTAATGTAGAGTCAACTGTTATAACAGTATCTCCTAATGATATGCCTTCAACTAACCTTGTATTTGGAGTAATTTCAAAATTACCTTCTACCGAAGATCTTCCATCATTACTAATGTAAAGTTCAATTTTATAAAAAGTTTTTCCTTTTCTTGTAAATGCTTCTACTGAAGAAATAGAAGCTGTTGTATTATCATCGGTGCTCTTCACAAGAGTTTCCCCAATAATTTTTAAGGGATCTCCAGATATTAATTCTGTAATTATAACTTCTCTTCTAATATAACTTGCAGAAGATGGTTTGATTAAGTAGTCTTCCAAATTCACGATAGATGGAGACTCTCCAAAAATAACCCTAAAAAGAATTTTTATGGATTCATCAGTTCCTTTTGATGCATAAAAATCTTTTGCTCTCTTTATAAAATTTCCTGCATCAATTTCATCTACAAATGAAATATTTTCTAATCCTGGAGTAAAAGTTGATTTTAACTTTTTATAAAATTCTTTTAAAAATAAAGAACTTAAGTTTTGTATGGGCGCATCACTCTTATGAGATACTGCAGTTGATGTAGTAAATACTAAATCTTTGTTGACATAATCTTGATCAAATTCTGAAATTCCACTAAAACCACGAACACATCCGGTAAATGTATTGGATGTTATACCTGTGTAAGTAATAATTTCATCATCAATTTTTAGAAGACCATACTCATTTGGAAATCCTTTAGTGCTAGAAACTTCAATTATATTACTAGTTGAAGTTATATCATTAGATAATATTGTACTATCTACAATAACTTCAGGTTTTAAGTTATCTACCCTTAAGTATTGATCAAGATTATCAGTAAGATCAACAGGACCTCCTTGATATTCTTGAGAAATATAATATTGCTTTAAAAAGTCTACTGCTTTTGGACTTTCGTCCAAAATAAACTCTGGTAATTGATTGGAAATTATGTCCTGAATCTTGACTCTAGATTCAATTCCAGTTTGTATCATGCTACTTTCTTATAAGACTTCCGTTTGAATAACTTGATGTGTAAAAATCATTAACGAATCTGGTTCCGGATATTTCATCACCAGAAGCAATTACATCTCTTACCATATTTATTGTACTTTTGGGAACACTTAAGGAGATGTACAAATCTCTCAAACCAACAACATCATTAGATTCTGGGAATGCTTGAATTTCTATAACGTCACCAGTAACTTCAGTTTCAGTAATAAATAATGGTCCAAAAATAAGTTCTCCCTTGACGTAATCTACTGTTCCAACTTCTTTTGCCACTGTAACAGGTGTTCCATCAACAATCTTAAATATTGAGAGAGATCCTGTTGTTTCATCAATATTTGGTATATCCGTAAGATATACTGTAGAAGATTCACCTGCAATCTTAAATCCTGTTGATTTTATATTTCTACCTTGGGGTTCTACATGAAACTGATTTCCATAACATAATTCATATTGAACAGGTGTATTCAATACTGCCTTTAAATCTCTACGTATAGTAACCTTTGTTATGTTTGATGTAATTGCCGTACTGGTATTATCAATAACTTGTTGAATTTTACTGTATCTAAATCTTCCTCCAAATTTATTTAAGTCTAATGAATTCGAATATTTTTGGAGTGAGTCTGTAACTGATGTTTTCAGTTCATTCAAACTAGATACTTGCGAATAGTTATAATAAACTGAACTATTCAGTTCAACATAAAGGATTTTCAGATCAGTTATTTTTTGATTAATACCAGATACTGTAAATTGTTTCAGTTTTGATAAAATTTGCTCTTTATTGAAGTCTGAAACAAAACTTCCATTTTTTGGTTTTATGCTAATTTGAACTGTTCCAAATTGTGGTGGATCCATTTGTTCTCCACCAACCACAGAAACTGATTCGGTATTAGGATATATTGCTTTAACAATTGCCTCATAATCTCTTGATGTAACTGCCCTGTACTGTGAGGAATACAGTCTTGGGGCATAATACTTAACAGAGTCAACTGGTTCAATATCACCACCATTAGTTGATGATTGATTGGTTGTAATCGTGACAGTCCCAGGATCAATAACTTGATTATTGGCAGATTCTAATGTTCCTGAGAAAGAAAAATTACTAGCACCATTTCCACTTCTTCCATCCGTTACAATGTAATCTACAGTAATATAAGTTCCATCACCATCTTCACCAAGTTTTTTACCAATAATTCCATCACCAAATCTTATTTCATATTTTTCATCCTGAACTTCATTTGTAAAAAAGATTCTTGAATTTTTGTCAACATCAAAAATATTTTCTGATAAAGAATATTCAATACCTCTAGTATTTTCTTTACCGATATAAACTTTAATAGTTGATGTGTCAATGAAAGAGTTATTTAAGATAAATCTTTGATCTAAAGATCCGTCATATAAAAATCGTTTTGTTAAAAATATTCCTTGAAATACTTTAATATTATTGAATGAAGCTAATCCACTTACAAAGTTTCCATCACTATCGAATGAAGGCACAACATTTGCTGTAGTGTCTTCTGGAATGGCAAATGTATATGTGGATTCATCAGCACTACCAGTGCACACTATACCTGCCTTCAAGGTCAATGTAGGGGTGTCTACGGTGGTTGTTACATCAAACGATATCTGTGCTTCTGATGCTGTTCTAGAACGTGGTACGTATCCAATATTTCCGGCAAGAGAAACAACATTTTCTCGAAGAGTGGCTGAATCCAGAAAGGATTCATTCACAATCATGTTTGAATTAAACGCTGTTATATAAGTATTATATGCTAACGTATCGATTAAAACAGAAAAGTTTGATCCCTCAAAGTCAAAATCCGTAAACGTAGAGTTTGCACGGAGATAATCTTTGATAGAAGTCTTTATCTGATCAAAATCTAGATTTGTATACTTTGTAAAAGGCATTTTATCTTGTTGCCTCTAAGAGGAATGAATATTCTTGTGTTGGAAACTCTTGACCAATAATGTCAAATATAACCGTTACATTGAAAGTGTTATCATCTGGTACTGGATCTACTTCAACGATCAAATTTTCGACTCTTTCTTCGAAATTTTCAATTGCAATTTGAATTTGATCCTGAATTACAGATGCTGTACCAAAATCAACAAATTCAAATAGGCTTCTTCTTACATCAGAACCCAACAAAGAGTTAAAAAATCTCTCTGTTGGGATAGTTTCAACAATATTTCTCACAGAACGACGAATTGCGTTCTCATTTTTAAGTACTTGTAAGTCTTTTGTCACAGGATGGGGCTCAAAAGACAAACTAATGTCCTTAAATGCCCTTGATATCCTCTGAATTGCCATCTTTTAAGAGTTTTCGTAATTTTATTTATACCTTATTCTTGAAGATTCTTCTGTCCGGGTTTCAGATCGTCATGCATAATCTCTTGAATCACTCTTTCCTCAGGATCTTCGGTTTTGCGTGGCAGTGACCAGTAATCTGACGTTAGACTTGTTGTTCCCCACACTTCTCTCATGTAATTTACGTCTCTATCGACAGGTGAATTTGCCATTTTGCTCTTGTTTTAGAAAAACAGAACTTTTTGAGGGGTTGCTATCCCTATTTTTTATTTATTTTCACCCTCTTCGGGTGAATTTTCACGTTCTTTTGCCGTTTTCCAGAAATATTCGTCCTCACGACCCATTCCAAGTCGATCATGACCATTCTCAACCTGATAATATTGGGTCGAAACCTTAAAATCGGGCATTTTAGGGTCAACGGGTGTCAAACTATTGTCAAAAATACGCATTCTGTTGTTTGGATACAGTCCATACTGTCCATTTTCAAGTTCAATCAGGTTATGTGACTTGTGTTCGGCAGGATTTTCACTCGTTGCCCAGTCAACATAGTCCGGATCATGATGATAATTATCAATTGTGCAGACGTAAGTGCCTTTTACGATACCATGGTCCCTTGTGTAGCACTCAAAGTCCATAGAACCAATAAACTTCTTGTCCACTGAGACGACCCCATAGTCCATGCAATTCCAGAACTGGAGGTTTGGTAGACTCATGTCCGGTGAAGGGGTCTCAGGGTCCGAGACAAAGGCACTGATGGGCAATTTATCATACATTGCCGCATACTCTGGTAAATAGGTCTCAAAATAAAAAGCACGTCCAGGAATCGATTTAACCGAAACCCAGACGCCCTTTACGAATTCACCATGCCCACTTTGATGATCTGTTAGATATTCTTTTCTAACCCATACTTCCATTGAAGGAAGATTAGCAATCAAACATGCCATGTGACTTTACAAAACTATACTATGTATTATCGTCCTTGTCCACGATACCTTTTACGAGCCGAGTTACGCGACGTTGCCGAATATTTTGTATTCTTGCCCTCTCCTTGACGAGACTTTTTCGGCTTGCCCGGCATAAAACCGTCCTTGACTAAACCGACTTTTGAACGAACTGCCATAATACTCCTTAATACTGTGTGATTTTTGTTTCAAGATCTTGTGGTCTTGGAGAACCCTTCTGATAATACTCTATCGAAAGGTCCTCCATAATATCAAAATATTCTTCCTCCGTCAAGTTTTTATAAAGTATATCACCCTTGTGGAGAACTGTATATTTTGTCTGTTTACTCATCAGATAACCCTTGTCTTCTCGTGACCAACTCTGATACGAGGATCGCACCAAATTTCAAAACCTGCTTCTTTTGCATCCAGACAGAAACTTACATCTTCTCCACACATATCCTGCACCTCTCCAGATTCAAAAACCTGCATCTTAGGTGCAAACCATGGATACTTCATCTCAGAATGCTCAAAGACTCCGTGCTTGATCATCAACCATCCAAATCCTGCATAGTCCACAGTAAATGGTTTCTTACGTTTTGGCATTGTTTCTGCCGTTTCGTGATTCATGACTCCACCGTTGTTCTTGAAGTCATCCTCTTCCATCCAGTGTGCAACACTCGTAGTACGTCCGTCTTCAGTCATATACCATCCACTGGCAATATCCTTGTCCAGTAGAATCAATTGCCAGAACTTCTCAGTGTTGAATACAATATCACTATCAATCCATAACTGATAATCATAGTGCAACTTTCCGTCCCAGGGAATCTGATCCGGTCCTCGCAGTACATTCGCACCTAAACACTTGCATCTTGCAAAATTCACCATTGATGAATAATCTTGCGAGATCTGAATGCTTGCTCCTGCCTGTACAAGATCAAAACAAAGTTGTACAAAATTTTTGAGATAAGTGTAGGAGACTCCTCTACCGGGTAGGCAAAATACAACAGTCTTGCCTTTGACCATTTCCTTTGCCCGGTCATAGTCCCATTCTTGAGTGCTCTCTGATGGTTTGGGTGCCTTTGCTTTAACAGTAAATCCTTTAGCCATAACTGTAAGTAACTACGTCAATATCATAACACTCTATCTATACCTAGTCAATACTTCGAATTATAATAGAGTCTCCATCAACCTCAATATTTACTTCCACTCCCTCGTACCATCCATTCTCATCACAGATCCACTCAGGTATTACAACATAATGCTCACCAGTTACTGGGTCGATCTCTACAACCGTTAAATTTTCCTGCGGATTTTTTTGCATATCTTTGAATCCTATCGCATGTTTTTATATATGAAAAATTTTTTTTTATTAGAGTGTTATAGAGAAGTCGATTGGGGTCGTTTATAGCTTAGGGAAGTAGGGGGTTTTTATATACGGGCATCGGGGCACGGCGGGCAACACATAAGGGGGGCATATACCCCCCAACTGCTGTTATCACGAACGAATGATTATCAGACTGTTGCAAACTTATTGTTGTTGAAGTTAGCAACACTGAAGGACCGACGATTGACCAACTTAAATGTTCCAAACTCATTGTGCATTACATAACCCTCACCAGAGATTCTTTCACCGTT